AAGGCATTGACTACTGGCGCCAATCTGTTCTTTTCTGGCCGAAATATCTCCCGTGACTTACCGGTGTCGTACATCAATAGCAAGAATCATAATCCGTTTACTTGGGCTATCGGCATACTTGATTCTTTGCGGATGGTAGCCACTGGTGGCAAGAAGTTTGACGAAGAGGGATATTACAGGCTATATCAGGCAATGGGGAAAGGCATCCATTCTTCAGCGGGCGCTACGGACAGAAATGTATTAAGAGAAACTAAGCAGTCCATCATGCCGGGGTACTGGGATAGAAGCAAAAACAATCCTATATCCTATGCCTATAAAACTGTAAACGCTGGAATAGCAGGACTAGAAAGCATTACAAGTGCAATCGAAAACATACCTCGTGCCGCTGAGTTTAAGCGTGTTCTAGGCAGTAAAGAATTTGCTGATTATAGCAAAAAACTGGATGCGGCCTCTGGTGGCAGCGAAGCAACGGTAAACTTTAGTAGGCACGGTTCATTAGGGTACACCTTGGATGGCATTATTCCTTATTTCAATGCAGCAATTCAAGGCCTAAATAACTTCTCCAGGGCTTTTGCGAAAAAACCAATACCTACCATTGCTAAAGGGTTATTTGCGATAACCATACCCACGGTGACATTGTTCCTGATCAATCACGACGATGACGACTGGAAGAAGATGAGCCGGATTACAAAGGATAACTACTTCCTAATTCCTGCTGGCAATGGCAATGACGGTAGAACCAAGTTTATAAAAATTGCCAAGTCCCGTGAATGGGGAGTAGTTTTCAGTGACACGGTAGAAAGATCCTTGCAGGCATTTGTAGATAATGATCCAAAGGCATTTAAGGAGTTTAAGACGGCGTGGCTACAGAACTTTGTCCCTGCTTACCGACCGATATTCGCACCACTCTATGACGTAACTGCAAACAGCGATTTTGCAGGCAGGCCAATTGTAGCAAGATACATGGAGAACTATTCCCCCGAATTGCAGTATGATGAAACTACCAGTGCATTTGCTATTGGAATGGGAGAAGCATTGAAATTGTCGCCTAAGAAAATAGATTATCTAATGAGAAGTTATAGTGGTTTTATTGGACAAATGGTTCTCCCAGCTATGTCTGAGGGTAGAGGGCAAGGTATAGTAGATAGAGCTTTAGAGCCAGCCAAGCGTTCTTTTGTTGGTGACCCGTTGTACTCCAATGACATTTTGAACGACTTCTATGATCGAAAGGATTTATTGGATGCTGCGGAATCTGATAGGAAACTAACTGGCAAAAAGAGTGTTAATTATAACAATTCTCAACGCTTATCCTTCAATGATGCGGCTACTAAGATAGGGGACATAAATAAGCTAATCCGCAAAATAAACGCTGACAAGGGTATCCCGTTTGACCAGAAGGAAAAGCTGGTAGAAAAGAAGAAAGCTGAGATGTTGGCGATAGCTAAGGCTAGGCTGGATAGATATGATAAGCTGCACCCTTAAACGGCCTTGTGGTAAGCATAAAGAAAGCCAATGAATAAAAGGGAAGCCACTATGGCTAACCATGTCACTATATTATTATTGGGGAAGATGTTAATAAGAATGAGCCCGATTATTACCAAAACAGTCACAGTAATATCAAAATACTTCATTTTATCACGCTCCATTGTTTAATTATATCCTAATTAAACGTTTTATATGAAGGACATTATTTGTCAGCAACCATCTATTCGGTAGGGCGGTTCCTTTTTAAGGGCCGCCTTTTTTTATGGGAAAGGAGAATTTATAAAAAGCTCAATGGTAAAAGCAGGCAACCTTCCAGGGGGTTAGGAAAGCTCCGCGAAACCACCGCGATGCTAATTACGCCTGCAAGTTCAGTTTATCACGGCGGGTCAAATACAAAATTTTCCGGGGGGTGTATCGATTGTCTGAAGATTCCAAATGTGCAAGGGTGGAGGAGCAAATTAAAACGTTATTTGCGGGACAGGAACGTCTTGAAAAACAACAACGAGATTTTGAAAAAGAAGTCAGAGATACAGTTGGCGAAATTTACAAGGAGATCAAAGCTATACGAGATCAATTTGCTAACCGCTTACCATTATGGGCCACCATGCTAATTGGTGCATTAATGGCTCTTTGCGGTTGGTTCGCAAAGTAAGGAGGTATTTATGGACTTTATAACTAATTCTGGTTGGCTACCTTCGCCAAAAGATGCGAGGGATTATCCATTAAGCGCAATAGTGCCGAAACCGATGGGAGTAATTCCCGAAAGAGTATCATTAGAATCTCATGTTTTACGGATTGACAACCAACTAAGTAAGCCTTGGTGTGTTGCTTTTGGAGTTTGTAATTCAATTGAATTTGCAATGAGAATGAGAGGAATTGCTGTTCCTGAAGGTGGATTTTCTAAGGCATGGCTATATGCTCGTTGTAAACAATTAGATGGCATACCTAATCAAGAAGGTACTTTCATTAGAGTAGCCTTGGGTATAGCACTTAACGAAGGGTTATGCCCCGATTATCTCTGCCCAACTGCCAAATACTTGCAAGAATCTGCTTTGCCCGCATTAACTACTGTAATGAAAACGGAAGCTGCCAAGTATAGAATTAATGCTTATGCAAGGCTTCAAGATGCAGAGGGATATGCGAGTGCTGATTTAATTAATCAAGCAATTGCTAATCAGCAGTTTGTTGTTATCGGCTCTTGGGTTGAACAAGATAACTGGCTTGATGGTGACGCCTATATCACTATTCCTAAGGGCAATATATTGGGTGGACACTGTACGTACCTGTTTGACTACGATAATAGTGAGTCTGCCGTTGGTCATATGGGCTTTGACGGTGATGCTAATAGTTGGGGAACAGAATGGGGGAACAACGGCAAGGCTAATATGGCTCACGACTATATTAATTACCGCGATTTGGATGGGGTGCCAGCACTTCAAGAGGCGTGGACATTTACCGTTAATGGTGCGGTTATAGATGCAGATACGTCTTGCAAGGATGGCTACCTGTGGCTAAATAAAACCGTGGCCCTGCTTGATGGAGTGGAGGTTACCTTGGATTGCGCGCCTTTGGTTGATAACATCAAAAACCGTGTCCTAGTTCCCCTGAGGTTCATGGCTGAACATATGGGGTACAAGGTAGAATGGGATAGTTTGCTTAAGCAAGTTCACTTCTGGAAATAAGGAGGCACATATGGAGATTTTACAAGCTCCCAGCCCCAATTATACCAAATGGCGGGCAGGTAGGGTTCCGATAGCAATAGTGAACCATATAACCGCAGGTCTTTTCCCTGGCTGCCTAACATGGATGCAAAACCCGGGATCCAAGGCAAGTTCACATTACCTTATTACAAAAAGGGGATTAATCTATCAATTGGTTCAGGATGAAGATACAGCTTATACTTCTGGTTTTGCCAGAAATCCAACATGGTCTTTATATGATGGTAGCAACCCAAACTACTATACCTTGAATATTGAGCATGAGGATCTAGGGCCAGAACCTACAACCGAAGAACAATATCAAGCTACCTTGTGGCTACATAAGCAACTGATAGCTAAGTGGGGCGTACCCATAGATAGTGAGCACATTATTGGCCACAACCGGATCGATACCATTAATCGAGCAAATGACCCTGGGAATTTCCCCTGGGATAGATTGTTTGCAGATTTATTGAAAGGGGCGAACGATATGCCAGAAGGGGCACAAGCAGCTAAGATAATTGTTGGCGGTAAGGAGTACCCGGCCTACATTAAAGGGGGCCATGTTTACTTTGGGCAAGGTGTGCCAGTACATGAATTCATGCAAGCTGTTCCCCGAACACTGGATTGGAACAGCGAAAAAATGACATTATTTATTAAATAAGGGAGGAATTATAATGAGAATCTATTGGTTGAAAAGATTAAGAAACAAACCGTTTTACATGTTTCTTGCGGGACTCGTTTACAAGATACTGCAGGATAAGGGAGTAGTCATTTCCCCCGAACAGTGGAGCTTCTACATTGACGCAGGGTTATATCTGCTTTTGGCCCTAGGGATTATTGTTGACACTTCCACTCCTGGCATTGGAGACAAAGCAGAATAGGCGGTGGTCTAGTTGGAATCATTAAGATCATCATCCCGCTGTTAGTGTTTCTGTTGGGTATTTTGTATTCACTTGTCAAAGAACCTAGCCGAGCGGGGGGGGCCGTCCCGCCCGGTGAAAAGGAGTCGGTCATTTTTTCCCTTCCCCTTTTACTCTCGCGAGTAATTCAGTAATATTGGTGCTTTGAAGCCCCTATTCATGCGTTTTACTTCGGCATAGCGTACATATTAGCGTATGAATGGGGGCTTAAAGCGTACTAATCGGCGTACGGTTGGTTACTCTCCTGAGTTGGAACTTTCAAGTCCTTCAATAATATCATTAATAGTTTTTTGGTCTTTTGCATCCGGTTTAACGTCCCATTCTCTTTCATAATGGGCTACTATATTCCCGTCTTTTTTGACGGTTAGTTTCGAGATTCTTCCATTGTCTATTCCATGGTCACTAGGCTCCTCATACACTTTTGCACCCCAATCGTATCCTTTATAATTGCCATCGTAATATGGATTGAATGTTAGCACCGCAGCAATTAGCAAACCTGCGATAGCTGCTGCAGCAGGGTTAAATAAAATTAAAGGCATCTTATCACTCCTTTATAATCCTACTCCGGCCATCCCAGCTATAGCTGAAACAGCTTTATAAATTACGCTAATAACTACTCCTATGCAGCTGAACACGGTTACCAATTTAATCATAGCTGCTATCTGCCCTTGACCTAATGCGCCGGCAACTGTACTAGACAGAGAACCAACAGCAGCAACACACACCAATTGTACGATTGGCTGACCAGCTCCACCGGTCCCAAATGTTTGCCCCATCGCTCCACCAAATGTGTATACCATACAAACCCTCCTTATCCCGCTAAACATTGCGCGATCGAACTGATGCAACACGCCACCGTTACTAAGACAATCATGCTGCCTATAGGCTTCTGGTCTACTGCAACAGCTGCAACATATCCGCAAACGCCTATTCCGGCAATCAATACCACCTGGGCAAACATAAGACCCCATGGGATATCAAAAAAGCCATTAATATGATCAAAGAATGATAAAACCTCTGGCTCAAAAGTCTTTTCGGCTATCGGACCGATTGCCTGCTCCTGCAGCCATTTCAATGTGCTTTCCCTCACTGTTAGAATTTCTAGCATCCTTTTATAACCTCCCCCTTAATATCATCCAGATACTTAACGATAAAATTCAGATTATTTTTATTACTGGCTTCTACTTGCCCTGCTATAAGGTTTTTTCTATTGGGGTGGACTGTTACTATTACCACGGCAGGAAACGTATCTGTAAGAGCGAACCACCAGCGCCCACTTAACTTATCTTGCTGATCAAATAGCTTATTGTACTTTTCGATCTTATCGAAGGCGTTTGTGTTTCTATCCATTTCAATAAAGGCGAATCTAAACTTACCGGTCATGTTGTTTTTGATGCTGGCGAATCCATCACATCTTAAAATCTTATAATCCTGTTCGTATGACCAACTATGCAACCGTTCCCACGATGCAATCTTTTTTAAATGCCATAGCCTTACCCAGTTGGTAGCGATTAGGTGTTTTATCATGCCCGGTGCTTTATCGGTTACATAATAATAGAAACAATCCTCACCCCGACCCCGGTTTAATTTCCCCCTACGGTATAGTCTGAGCAAGACTTCCTGCGCTTTCCGCTGCCCATATTCCATATTGAAGTACATAGCTTGCACTTGCTGAGCATCGAGCGCGCCCCATTCTTCAATGGTCTGCAGTATCAGCTTATCTCGCTTTAAGCCTTTTTGTCTGGGGTTCTCGCATCGGCTGATCGACATTCACTTCCCACCCCCCAACTGATCTTCCTTTCATGCTTTTAGCTAATGCCTTGGCTTTTGCATGGGGCAGCCACATCGTTTGCACTTCTTTTTCATTCATTCCGAACTTCCAGATGGCTCTCCCCTGAATCGCAGGGAGCCATGCAGCTGCACTACAGTTTTCGCCTAAAATCACACGGGATGAAATTTCGTCCGACATTTGAAAACATAGTCTTCCTATGAAATTAGAGCGTGTATCACCGCTGATTACTTTGGTCGATGGCCTCTGTGTGGCACAGACTAAATGTATGCCCACGGATCTGGCCAGTCGCGCCAAACGATCAATGAGGGCCATAACCGCATCGTTGTTACACTCCGCTAGTTCATCAACAATAACCACGATGTATGGCATGTCTCCCGAAAACTCTTGTATTTTTACCGAATCGGCTGCTTCAAGAATGTCGAGCCTTCTGTCCATTTCATCATTAAGTGCCTGTAATATTGCCAAGGTTTCGCGGTCGCGCTTGGATAGCAAACACAGGCCATTTAGGTATCCAAAGTCCAACCGTTTATGATCGACCACCACGATGATCACCTGGAGTCTAAGAAGTGACGCTATCAAGGTATGAAGGAAATTACTCTTACCCCAGTTGGTTGCTCCACCAACCAGCAGGTGAGGTATTACAGCTAGGTCCACAACCTGCAAGCCACATTGATGTATTCCGATTGGAACCGGCAGGCTCATTTTTGCATACGGCGCAGGATCCCATCCATACATAACTTCATCAGGTAGACTTCCATGATAAACTTCCATCTGCAACTTTCCGCCACGCCAAAGCATCTCAATTCCGCTGTTACAACTATCCTGCAATGTTTCCTTATCACTCTTAACCTTGGCAAAAGAAACACCTGGCGGCAACTGCCATGTTAGATGCCAACCGTATTCTGTTTTACGCTTGGCGCATATCACCGGCTTAGTTCCATCCTTTTGCTCGTAGCCGAGATTATTGAAAGCGTCCTGGATGAGTGCGGGCACCTGGTTATCCAGGTAGGCTATTTGCTTGCCGAATATTTTTATCCGGTCTAGATCTTTGCCTAATACATTCAGGCCTGATCGGTGCCGTATAAGGTAGCTCATGGAAGCTATAGCCTCTGTCAATACGGCTTCTTTTTTCTTACGCAATTATTTCACCTCCTTGAGCGTACATACGCTACATATATATGAGGTAAAAAAATAGATATGTGAGCACAAAAGTGAGCATTTGGGAGTAATTAACAATATTAATGCGCACAAAAAAGCCTCTCCGTCTTAGAGAGGCTAGGTTTTGCTTTGGTGAGCCATCCGCGACTCGAACGCGGGACGCCCTGATTAAAAGTCAGTGCATACTTAATTTGGCAATTAAAAATGATAAATTTTATTAAAATATAATAACGCTTGTCCCAATTTCATGGCATTTTTAAATGCGCCACCTTTTTAAGGTTTTTATATAAACTTATTAATTTTATTGGTTTTATTCGTCTTTGTGAGCAGTTTTGTGAGCATTAATGTTCTCCAGAAGTCCCTTTAATACGGAATCATCAAGCCATTCAATATATTGCCTCATTGCTTCTAACTGAGTATGAATATATATTGCAGTTGTTTTGTTAGTATCTTTAGGGCCATGACCCAACACATCTGTTATCATTTTATCACTGGCTCCAGCATTGTGCATAGAGCTTGCGAAAAAGTGCCTACAAGCGTGGAAGGTGGGTTCCCCAGGAAACTCTAAATCCTTAACAATTTTCGTAAACTTGTCAGTGAGATAGTGGGGCAAATAGGGACGGCCATCTTCCCATGCTAATATATACTGCTCGTCATTATACTCCTTTTTATATACAGCCTTATGATCTTCCTGGTTCTGCTTATGCCATTTCAATATTTCAGCAAGCCCCGGCGTAAGCGGGACGTATCTTTCTTTTTTATTCTTGGTTGTCCCCAGAACATGCTTGCCATTTTCTTTTTTTCGTGACTTATGAATAAAAACTGTCATTTTATCAAAATCAACATCGGGCCAACGTAACCCACAAGTCTCCCCGGCCCTGGTGCCGGTCATAGCCGAAACGATAATTGCTATCTGCATTTTGGTATCCGAGTTCATTATGATATAGGCCATCTGTTCAGGCTTAAATTCAAATGGTTTAAAATCGGCCTTTTGTGGCGGTTCTACTGCGGCTAATGGATTCATGCCGAATGGTAGAATCCGATCCTTTACTGCACGGTTATAAGCTGCATGGAGTATTCTGTGATGATATAAAACCGAAGTAGAAGATAACCCTTGATCTAATTTGCGATTATAGTATCCTTTGATTTCAGCTGGCTTAATTCGATCAAATTGTTTTTGCCCAATTATATCTTTAGCTATATGAACCTCTATGGTTTCCTTATAGCTTTCATAAGTTCTAATCGCCAGTGTACGCTTTTTATGAACTTCCAACCACTGCAACATAAATTGCTCCAAGGTCATTTTGCCTTTTGTTGTAATGCCCATTTGGTAAGCTACTTTTAGTCTAGCTTCTTCCAATCTAGCCTCTGGCTTTGTTCCGTAAAACATAAAGGTTTTTTGGTGCCGTTTATTGTTTTCGTCTTTTAATTCTATGACTATTTCCCAGCCCTTGCCACGTTTACGAACACTCATTGCGCCCTTCCCCTGCTATTAATTATTTTGGTTTTTTTGCGACATTATTCAAAGACTTTCGACCATAATGTAATTTTTCATACTCACCTATATTTAGGACATTCAAAGCCGACTTTAAAGATATTCTTTGCATTAAATTTATTGTAAAAGCATTAATTGTCGATAAGTTATTGCAGGATTTATTAAGTTTGTCCGAGAAGAACCATTGTTTACTTCGTAGTATTAGTAATATAATAAATTAAATACAGAACATATGTTCTTATTTAGGAGATGGAGTAATGGATAAAATAAAGTACATTATAACAAATCTGTCCGGGTTTAAGTGGGTTAAACAAAATGACGGCGTTTATCTGGTAAACCCGTCATTTGAAGAAGAATTTAAAAAATTATTTTCTATTTTTAATAATAAGATCAATTAATTGATCTACATCTTCTGGCGAAATACCATAACGAGTGCATTTTTCGTTTACGTCTGCATATGGGTTGCGATCGTCTATGACTGCATAGGGAGTATAGTCACCATTTCTTTCATACTCTTTAATTGCAGAGTCGCCGGGTGATAATTCCGATAATAATTTATAATTGTCATAATAAAAATATAACTCGTCTATGCCCAGAGCAGAGCACAATTTCTTGACGATTTTGTCACTAGGTTGTTTTTTGCCATTTTCTATTTCGCTTATATACCCCTGTTTAATCTCAGTTAGCCTATAGAGATCAGTCATGGACAGATTTTTGGCCTCTCTCAATGTTTTAAGCTTCTGCCCTAAAAATTTCACTTAAATCCTCTCCCGTTGTCAAATCTTCCTTCTTCTCATTATTGCAAAAACCTCACGATTTCACCATTTGCAAATACTGGAACTTATATCTCAAAATTACATTCTCTTTCAGCAATAATTATCCTTTTCGCTGAAAGATAAATAATTTTAAAATATAGCTAAAAGCTATTGACAAAATTAGCTCATGGCTATATTATTAGCTTAAAGCTAAAGGTGGTGATAAAGATGCACAAAAAAATAGCTATAAAAGATGTAGGTAAAACAGTTCGAGATATTCGTGGGGATCTAACTCAGGCCGAGTTTGCAACCTTGTTAGAAATATCTCAGGGATTTTTGTCAGAGATCGAAACCAATATTAAAGAGCCTGGAAAAAAGACGGCTCGTAAATTAGCAGATTTAAGTGGCTTACCCGTAGGCACTTTTTTTAACTAGAGGAGATTTAAGTAAGGTTTTGGGCAGGGTCAGAACGGGGGATGACGACACTGCTCAGGATAAAGCAACTTAGACAATATAAAAATTATTCTATTCGCAAACTATCAGATTTAACCGGCATTCCCAAAAGCACTTTAAATGATCTGGAGAACAACAAGGTCATTCCCAAAGAACAGGATTTAGAAATCATAGCCAAAGCATTAGGAGTAACCCAAAAAGAATTATGGAAAGGAGACTGAATATGCCACGGTACCCTAAGAAGCAAAGGCCTGTATTCACTGATTATTCAAGTTTACCTGTCGTTCTTAAGACGTGCCACATTGTTGATTTAATGGACTGCTGCGAAGCTACCGCAATGGAACTATTTCGCCAGTGGGATAAGAAGAAGCTGCTTACAGTAGTTTGGTGCGGCAACTCTCCACGAATTAACCGAGATGCCTTTTTACACTACTTTAGCGGAGGTATATTATCCGGCCCCAATAGAGATAAGGAACAGAAGCCCCCGCAGGCTATAGGACTTTGATATTAAGGGGGAGGGGGTTAGCCACCCGGCCCCAGCGGGGAGAACCAGAACCAGGCAGCAGGGGGATGAATTATCAAAGAGCGAGGGGAGGGGATAGGTTGTCTTACATTTTCATTATAGGCAGGGAGGAGGGATGAAAACAGTGCCCAAAAACGACCCCTTTACACTCTCCTTAAAGAAAGACCTCAAAGAAAAAGGGATCACGCTACAAGAAACGGCAGAAGCAATATGTAAGAGTTGGAGCCAGTTTAGGAGAGAGTACAGAGGAAAAACAAAGTTAGGAATAATGCCAGTGGACACGGTAGCAAGTTTAGCTCAGGAAGGGCTAATAAGCGAATCAACAATAGATACCTACTGGCAGGCAGTTAGAACAGAGCTGAGATTTAAAAAAGAAAAGCCCTGCTGGAAGCAGAGCCTTATAAAAATTGCAATTTCATTATATCACAAATTTTAATAAATCAATATCCGGCCCCGGTTAGTGTTGGATGACCGGGGGCCATAACAAAAGAAAGTGAGGCGATAGCATGAGAGCTACCGGCATTGTAAGAAAAGCAGATGAATTGGGACGTATCGTTATCCCTAAGGAATTGAGAAACACCATGAGTATTGATGAAGGGACTCCGCTTGAGATATTCACCGGCAATGGTCAAATAGTATTACAAAAGTATCAGCCCGGCTGCATCTTTTGTGATGGATTCGAAAATTTAACGGACTTTGCGGGGAAGCAGATCTGCCCGGCTTGTATAGTGGCTTTAAGCAACAAGGTAAAGAAATCGGCGTAAATAACATTCGGGCGGTGGCGGAATAGGTAGACGCTAGGAAAGTTTCAAAAGTGAGTGTGCATAGCTTGCGAGTAATTCTTTTCGAGGGAGTAGCTCAGCCAGGTAGAGCAGGGAGCCCCCCGAGCGATGGTTCAAATCCATCCTACTATGCCGGGTGCGAATCCCGGCCCGCCCGACTCAAAGAAAGCGAGGGGGTACCTGATGACAGTAGATAACCCCATGATATTACAGGAATGGACCATCAAGCGTGACGATCAGTTTAATGATGATGATCCTAGATGTGAACCGGAATATAACGAATAAGGAGGATTATTTAATATGAATATGGCAGCACCACAGGAGAATAAAGAGAAAAACAGTCTTGCTGAATTTGCTAACTTGGGGGACGGAGCGGTCTTTATTAAGAGGACTGCCTCTGGAATTATAAAATCAGTCAAGGGGAGTATCCTTCTTCGCGAAGAACTAGGCCAACTGGCGGAAATAACCCCTGGCAAAGTCATGATCACGGCTAATGGCTATAACGAAATGAACAAGATAGCCAGTCTGTCGATTATCACGCCCAAAACTTTAACCCTTCCCAGTGGTGATATAGTTGTAAATCCTTATCCCATTATAGATCCAGCGAGCAAGACTATCGAAAAAGTCTGGGTTAAAAAAATGGCCGTAGGATTTAGCCCGATAGGCAATCTAGTTATCACCAGTTCAACCCTTCTATACGATATCACAACCTATTTTCTTCAGGACCTAGCCAAAAAAGTTCAGTATAACAAGGATGCTGGAAAAGTAACCATGGGCGCATTGCTTACCGACGATGATCTTAAAAAAGGAACTTTCCATCCCATTCAGGGAGACCTGGGCATTTGGGTTGATTACACCCACAAGGAAATCCTTAAAGCTTTAGACACGTTCATCCAGAACAAGCTCTTCGCAGAACGAAAAGCTCAAACTATATGCGAACGCAATGTAATGAAAAAACATCCTGCCTTATCAACTGTAAATGTCCCGGCTCAGGGGCCAAAGGGCAAGTCTATAGCTAAGGTAACCGTAATTGGCTTCTGCCATGACTTCAATGAACAAGAACTTCTGGATCTGGCCGAAAAAGCCGAGAGCGCCGGAGAAGATTTGGAAATGGAGAACGGTCAAAAGGTAGAGGTAATTGATGTTGACAGTACAATTACCGGTGATGATATAATCGCCAGCTCAGATGATGAAGAACAAGGGCCGGGTGAGAATTCAGACGCTTCATCGGGTGAAGGGGGGGCTAGATTTTAATGCAGATAAATGAAATTATCATGCACGGAATTAAAGGTCAGAATACGGTGCAGCCTCTCACTGGTAAAGATATCTTCATTGGGCATAACGGAGCAGGAAAAACCACTCGTTTACAGACCCTTGGCATATCCATGTTGGGATATTGCCCTGGCGAGGGGAAGACTCCAGCCGAAACTTATAAGCTGGCTACCGAGAACGAAATGGAAGTCGGCCTAGTTTTAAATGACTTCAATCTATCAAGAATATTCCAGCGAAAAGCAAAGCAAAAGAAAGATGGGTCAACGGAAATATCTGTTAGTCAAGACATAAGGATTTCCCCTAGCAGAGGGGAGAAAACTCTTGCTCAGAAAGAAGCCCGGATTAAATTAGAGTGCGGCGACTTTCCATCGATGCTGGACTTTCAACAATTCCTTGATCTTTCAGATTCAAAGAGACGAGATTTTATTTATAACCTTTCGCCCATATCTGCAGATTCATGGAACCGTGAACGTGTTTATGAATATCTGGTGGATCATTTACTTCTTCCCGACTTAGAGGCAAATGACCCCGATAAGTACAAAGTTATGGTTACATTAATTTCCGGAGCCATGGAACAATATCCTGCCAGTTATGATGTTCAAGCCGGGATACTTTCAATGTTGGAATGGGCCAAAGCTAAGCAAACGCATTGGAACGAGGAAAAGAAGAATGCTCAGGGCGCTGTTAAGAAACTGTCTGATCTAAAGAATGAGATACAGCAAACTGATCGGAATATCGATACCAATAAAAAGGAATTAGATGATTTGCAGCTGCAGCTGAGCAATGTTAAAGCGCAGATTGCTGGAGACACCGAGAAGGCTAAAGCTATTGAGAAACGTATGACCCGGTTAGATGAACTTAAGAAGTCCATGACTGAGTTGAATAATTCTCTTTCAAAGCCCCTTGATTTATCACACATTGACCAGCAGCTTGGCACAGAAGAGGCCAAGATAAAGGTCATTGATAATACTGCTCAGGTTGCTGAATTGCAGAAGCAACTTGAAGCAAACAGTACAGAGTCGCTTCGACTTCAAGCAGAAGAACGCAAAAAATACGAAATTCTGGTTGAATGCCGTACTCAAATCAAGACCCTTAATTCTCAAACCGAGCATATAGTTAATCAAAAGGGTATATGTGTAATATCCCCATTAATTGGGTGTAATAAGGATTTTGCTCCGTTCGTTCAATGGGCAAGTAAAGAAATCGAGCGGTTACAACAGCTAGAAACTACAACCCAAAATGAGCACGACAATATTACTCGGAGTCTCAATGCTTGTGGAGATAAGGCCAAAGAGATAAACAAGCAGATACAGGAACTTAACACCAACGGAACTGAACAGCAAAAGATTAACGATGCAGCCCGTAAGGTCATAGCCGAACTGAAGCAAAAGAAAGTCGATGAAGAGAACGCTCGGGCAAAGCTGTCTGATAAAGTCAACAGTCTCCAGGAAGAGTACGACAAGCTTCAGGCTGAACCAGTTGAGCCTATTGCTCCGATAGATATTCTGGAAAAACGCCGGGACGGATTACAGAGCCAGATTGACTCTCTAAAGCCTAAACTGGACGACCAGCAAAAGGCAAAGACTACTCTCAGCAATATGCGTTCTTCAATGATTGATTCCAAGGAAGCTACTTATTATGCGGATAATTGCAAGAATCTGGTTGAAACTCTTGGCCCTAAAGGCCTACAGGGGGATCTGGTCAAGGGGATACTGGAACCTATTAGGGGGTCCATCCAGGAGAACTTGATTCGGATGAATATATACAATGACTTCTACTTTCAAACCCTTAGCGATACTGGTAGGGAAGTATTCCAGTTTGGATGGATCAATGAAAATGGTCGTCATGTTAATTTTGATGTGTTATCTACCGGAGAGAAGATACTGCTTCTGTCCGCTATGATGGTAACCCTTATGGATAGATCCCAACCACCGTTAAAGGTCCTGGCCATAGACAATATTGAGAACTTAGATCGAAATAATTTCAAATATGCACTCGCTGGGCTTGACCAGCTGGCAGGTAAACTGGATAACATCATCCTGGCTGGCGTAATAGACCCACCAGAATTAGAAGGATGGAAGGTGTGGAGTCTGAATCAGCCTCAGGAATCTGAGGGGGTGCCACAGAGTGCAATTGCTTAATACTTTGAATGAAGAGCAACGGCAGGCGGTTACTTCAAATGCTCCTGTTATACGTTGCCTGGCTGGAGCTGGCAGCGGTAAGACTCGGGTATTAACTGGCCGGATAGCATACCTGCATCAGGAACAGAGAGTGGGCACCAGTAATATGCTGGCGCTCACCTTCACCCGCCTGGCTGCCAAGGAAATGAAGGAAAGGCTGACCACTCTGGTAGGAACTCAGGAAATAAATAAGTTGTTCTGTGGTACCTTCCATTCCTTCTGCGTACAGGTTTTACGCGAATGGGGACACATGGTAGGCATAGAACCCAATTTCACCATATACGATGAAGAAGATCGTCAGGCATTACTGCAGGCTATTATTAATGATTTGAACGCTAAGAAGGTCAAAATAGGCATGCTTCTTACTAATATGCAAGTCTGGGATAAGGTTTGGCCGGATGGCGATCTGGGTAGGGTAGCTCATGAATATTATTACCGTCTGCGTCAGCATAATGCACTTGATCTGGATTTGCTTTTACATCGGACTAATGACCTCCTAGATATGGAGAGTGTCCGTAATTATTACAGCAATATATACAAGTACGTTTTTGTAGATGAATTTCAGGACACCAACAGCCCTCAAACGGGCATTCTTATAAAATTACAACCTCAAAGCCTTTTTGTTGTAGGTGACGATTTCCAAAGCATCTACGGATGGAGAGGTGCCAACGTCCATACCATAATCAACTTCGGACCGGTAGCAGGGTTTCCTGATCCTGAAACAGTGAAACTAGAACAAAACTATCGTTCAACCAAGAATATTGTTGAGGCCGCAAACCAGCTTATATCAAACAACCTATATCAAACCGAAAAGAAGCTAATATCTGACAGACCAGGTGCCCCAATAATTTGCTACGAGACATATAACGAGCAAGCCGAAGAAAATTTGGTCGCAGATTACATCTGTGAAAATCAGCAAGATACAGACAGGAAATGGTCAGACTACGCAATACTGGCCCGTACTAATGCGAAATTGCACAAGGTAAAGGCCGCCTTTGATATGAGGCAGATACCCTGCCAGATTGTCAACGCTGGTGGCGATGTATTTAAAAAGCCAATAGTTAAGGGCATCCTTGAATTCATATCTGCAGCTTCGAATCCTTCCGACAACATAACTGTGAAGAAAGCTTTTAGCTTTCCAGAGCCAAGATCAACGTCTTACCAAATGGACAAATGGGAACTTGCTGCATTAAACAATGAAATCCCTTTGTTAGATGTGATTGAGAATTCTGATGAACCCGGAGCTAAGGACTTTGATCGTCTGATTAGAGATATGAGACAAGTGCTTGATGAAGATGGTCACGATGTGGAATCGGTATTTGTTAAAAGCGATGAGCTACTGGGCATGTACGCCAAACTCTTGGATAAGGGCCTATTAAATAGATGGGAAGACGTTAAGGAAGCCCGGCGTCAGATAGTTAGATGGAAAAGGGTACAGGAAGAAATGAATGGGCCTATCAGTTATGATGCTTTTCTTCGCTGGCTCAGGACCAAAGATATTCAAGAACGCTTACTTCAAGAGGAAAAGGATGCGGTAAAGCTATTAACTGTCCATGCAGCAAAGGGTCTGGAATTTCCTGTGGTAGTCATTGCGGGTATGAACCAGGGCGTATTCCCATCCAAGAGAGCAGAGGACATGGAAGAGGAACGGCGGTTATTTTATGTGGCAATAACCAGAGCTAAGGATCAACTCGTTATAACTAGGGCCAATGAAAGAGTTGTTTGGGGGAATCATGTTGAAGCAACGGAACCCAGCCAATTTTTAAGTGAAGCTGGATTTAGCAAGGAGGCGACACTAAATGACTGACCACAAAGGCCTTGCGCCCTATAAACCATGGGAATTTTGCAAGTCAATAGATTGTTCGGCACCATTCAGAATTGGTTTAGCAGACTGTCGTGATTGTAAGGCTTACCAGATACACCAATATCTGCGCGAACACGGCCAGATTCTTGAAGAAGGCTCTATGTTGCTGGCAGAACTACATCGCCTGGATAGATATGAGCAACCAGGTCCTAAATGCAACAAAGGTCATGAAAATACATTGCCTATAGCACTATGGGACTGCCCTGTATGCAGGGAAGAAGTGCGAGCCCAGCTTGCCGAGGCGCAGGCCGACAATGCGGCTTTGGTCGGCAAACTTAACGCAATACAGGACTATTTTAGTAATCCCAAAAAATATGATGGAGCATGGACTGAATGGCATTCAGCAACAATCAGACAGTTAATGTCTAAGGCCCATCCCGGCGACTCCATCCGCAAAGAGCTGGAGCGGCTGCAAAACGCGATCAGGGCCACTTGCCGAGAAAGATGCCACATGATCCATTGCACTAAATCATGTCCCTTTTATGCGGCCAGAGAAACCTCGGAGTTAAGTGAGTCCCTGTACCAAGCCAAGGCAGGTGAACCTCATGAGCCTAGCCGATAGCGTCTTAGCCTTAGAGCAGGAGAACGAGCGGTTAAGGGCTGAGAACGAATATCTTACCCAAACCATGGATACTTGGGTGGAGCAGAGAGATGAAACCCTTAAGATCATGAAGGATTCATTGAAGGAAGCTCTGGAAGCAAAGCCGGAGCCTACACAGTCCGAATCGGTGACCAAGCTGCTCGACCTGCTAGAGCCAGACATAGAGCGAACGGAAACAATCATAGTCCATGACGAGCGGCTTAAACAGGTTATAGCCGCGTTCAGGGATATTAGGCCGAAGTAAGAAGGGAGAGGGATAGAGTGAGTAAATATGTTAATTTCGATGAATTGGTGGGAAAGGTTTTAGTGAGATTTGAAGGAGGCGTAGGTTCGGATGAAATATTTTTTCACTGTGATGATGGTGCGAAATATCGAATGAGTCACATCCAAGATTGATGTGAAGATGTATGTCTGGAGGACATAATCGGGGATATAAGCGATTTAATGGGCGCGCCCATATTGTTGGCGGAGGAATCAACAAGTAACGAAAATCCAAAAAGCGACTATAGCGAAAGTTTTACGTGGACGTTTTATAAACTGGCAACTATTAAGGGTTATGTGACTATTCGTTGGTATGGAGAATCTAACGGATATTATTCTGAGTCGGTTGACTTTGTTTTGATTGACTAATTTTTTCTTTATCGCGGCAACCAACGCACTCTGCCCTATTCTAGTCTACGCAGCACGGACTTATTCTATACCTATTTTCTACCTATCAGCGAGAAATTATAGCAAGTGAGGGGAGGACAACCAATGAAATCATCGGTAGCAAGACTTCAACCTATAAGGATGAACAATCATAAAATCACATCATTGACACTCTATAAATTCGAGGCTGAACGCAATAAAATTCTCTATACAATAGGCATCTATCTATCAATCGTAACTTTCTTTGTGGCGTTTATAAGCGCAGGCTGCCTATTGGAAACGTGGGTGGTGACGTTATGATCGCAGGCATTAAAAGTTGTTGGGGCAATGTCATAGGCGAACCTGTACCAGGGTGGGTTGAGCGGTCACTGGTATTCTCAGGAGCAACTATTATTTCCAGCGCGTTAGCCTATTTTGTGAGCGTAGAACTGGTATGCGGATTGGTAGTGCTGCTGAGCTATATCGCAGTAAAGAAAGCGAGGGGATTAACATGATGAAATCCATAACATTATGGGACCCCTGGGCCAGCTTGATAGTGCTCAATCAGAAGAAGATTGAGACCAGGAGTTGGCATGCCGACTACCGGGGAGAACTGGCTATACATGCTGCAAAGAAAGAGGCCTCTCGGTACATTGTATTTGAAGAACCGGCATTTTCCGCCTTAAGGTCTAGACATATAACAAGCGAAAAGGGAACCGGGGTAGAATTCTCCCCAGGCTGCATCTTAGGGCTAGCTAACCTGACAGATTGTTTATACATAGGAGATAACGGACTATACGAATACAAAAAGGTAATCATCGGAGGAAAGGTGCGGGGAAGTATAGGGAAAAAAGTTATGGGACTCCCGATGGGGAACGAGCTGGCATTCGGAGATTACACCGAGGGGCGCTTTGCTTGGATGATGAGCAACGTTCATGAACTCATAAACCCGATCCCGGCCAAGGGGTATCAGCGAATATGGAACTGGGATGAGACTCCGCATCTGGTGACTATTGACCCGTGGGTTATAGGCAACACAAAGATTTGGACACCCAAGGGAGTTGTGAAAGGGAAAAAGTTGGACAAGTATGATGGAGATGCAGTTCAGGGACTAGAAATCAAGGGGGATATAAAGAATGGACGTTAATACAGGACACTTAATGTCGGGAGAAGGCATGCAGGTTATGCGGAGACTTTTTGAGGCAGGTCAAGTGAGGATACCACACTATGACGAAGAAACTACTGCCATGTTAAAGGCACTAGACGAATATATCCCGGTACCAGACGAACTAAACCGGGCCGCGCAGATTAAATTAGCTGGTAAGCCAGAGGCCATGGTCAGCCTGACGTCTGGCGGCAAACTATCAAAGTGGGCAGCGGGGCAGCGGAAAGAGCGGGCAAGGGAGAAAAAACAGAAACGCCAGATGGCAAAGGAATCCAAGAGACGGAATAGGGGGTAATACTGATGGCTAAGAATCTAAAGCCTGGTGATCAAGTTAAGATGGTAAATTGCTGTGAAGCAAAGATGGATAAGTATAAAGATAAGGTGTTTACTGTGCGATCGGAGCCA